CCCGTTACTGGTAAGCGATCCCTAACATTAATGGCTTGCCAAGCCGTACTCAAACTAACAGAAGAACCAGCTATGATGTCGGTTCCAGAAGAATCTTGAATTACAATCTCTGCGTCACCACTAGCAGATGCACCACGTACTTCACATTGAGCGGTTAGCCATACCTCACCGTCGTTGGCATTACCTGAGAAGGATGGGGTAGCCCAGTAGAATCCTTCTCCTGCGGCGGAGTTTGCGGGGTTAACTAGGAGGGAGGCTGCACCTGTTGATGCTTGCCCTGTGTCTCTAGATATAGCAGAACCATCAGCGGTAAACTCAGAAATAGTGGCATGTTCTATACGGGGGTTTGCCACTAGGTTTACTGAAGGGATTCCTCTATCGCAAGTAAATATAGTAGTTACCGCATCATTAGCAACAGAGGCATCTATGAGAATGTCATACTTCGTATATGCGTGAACACTAGAACGTGTACTAGGGTCTACCTCCCATCCAGCAAAATCAGTATTCTTTATTTGTCCCATTGTCAGTTATCCCCTTAATCCAAATTTTTTAGTACTCTAGCTGAAACGTACAATCACAGAGGTTGTCACCATAAGTCCATATAAACTCTAGCATCCCTGTTGGATGCGAGTTTTGGTTCCCATAATGAGCCTCTGTAAAAGCAAGTGTCATATTAGCCTACGTTAGCTTATCGACCAAAGGCTAGAATACGAACTGTGACATCTGAGCCAGCAGTATTTCCTTCATCAAGCACAGCACCGTCAGCACCTGCTTCATACAAGTCCAGTGTAGCATTTGTGTAATCATACTGAGCTACCAATCCAATGGATTCCGGTTCAGCAATTACGATAAATATTTCCTCTAAACCTAGGTCAGCAGCAGTCAGTGAACCAGCCGCATATGAACTGGTAAATGTAGCTGTCTTAAAGACGTAACGACAGTCTCCGGGTACGCCACCCATGTCACTAGCGGTACCAGTTTGGGCAATTGAAAAAGCCATCTATATGTTCCTCCATATTTTAAAGGATGGGGGGCAGAAGTCCTGCCCCCCTAACCTTATTCAGTCTTACGAGTTAAGGTCAGTAACCTTAGCCTGTGTGAAGAAGTTCTTGCAGCGAAGCTCACCCATTGTGTAGAGCAGACCACGAACTACCAACGCATTAGCTGCGAAGTAGTCACGGTTTTCTACATACTGTGTAGGCTGTGCTACAGCAATTTCAAGGTAGTCCGTGTCAAGAACGTAAACGTTCGAGCCAAGAACCGCATCAGCAGTGCTAACACCCTTTGGAGTGTCTGCATCTGGGAGAATTGGGATACCCTGATAAGTTGCTAGGACTAGACCAGTTCGAGTGCCGGGGAACGTTCGTTCCGAACCAACACCAACCTGATACTCTTCCTGTCCCATGTACCGCTGCTGAGAGTTCAAAAGACGCTCTAGCTTGAAGTACTGGTCATGCCCAAGAGTGATAAGTTTTGGCTCACCACCATTGGTTCGGATGCTCTGAATACAGTCATCCAAGAGGTTCAGAGAGAGGTCTCGCCCTGTACCGTCGTTGTCCTTAACTGTAGCTGCTGCATTCCAAGAACCGGATGTGCGGTCAGCGTAAGTAAGGTCGTAAGCTCGAACACCACCGTTAGCGGCGAAGTTAGAGTTTGAGTCGTAGTTACCACCAATTGCTTGACCGTCAACAGCGACGATATCATCAATTGAAGTGAAACCAGCACGACTGTAAATCGCAATACCGTCTCCGTCTGCAACCGCAGCAGAGGTGGTAGCGTGAGTAATAACACCAGTTGAAGTGTTTACAGCCGAAACTGCTACACCTGAAGTGTTAATCCAGTCGTTAGCCGAAGTGTCCCAAACTGTAAGGTTGTCACCAATTTTAATGTTGGCGGCGACCGAAGCAGGAACAGTAGTGGTAGTTGTGCTACCAGCGGAAGCAACGAATCCAGAACCAGCCATCAGTTCCTCGTTGATTTCCTTTACGTGGTCAAGCTGTGCATTCTCGTTCTCCATGGCAAGAACGTCTCCAATACCACCTTCAAGCTGCGCTGTGAAGACTGACTTCACTGATGCACCGAATGTGGTTGAAACGATTCGAGGCAAGCTCGATACCGTCTCAATGTTGGATACGTCTACCGTTGGGAGGCTACCTGTTTCAGTGACAGGGCGGGATCGGCTTGATCCACGGTCTGTCCTGATACGCCAACCAGCAGTACTTCCCCAAACAGTTCGGGGAATAGCGTTGAAGAAGCGAGTTTGGTTATTTAGAGCTTGCCATACCTTGCGTCCATAAGTTGTGTTGAAAATGCCTGTAGCAGAATCAACAGTGAAGTAAGACTGCTTTTGCAGATACTCAGGCCCGAATACGGAATTATACAAACCCCGTTGGGACTGAGCAAGATACTCACTTAGTGAAGGATTAGCCATCTTTTAATCTCCCATTTCTCGTTCTAGTTGTAATTTAAAGTAGTTCCTTAGGAACCCCGGCAGTGTCACCAGACTGAATCTTCAACTGGAGAGTTCGTAGTTCCCCGTATGAAAGATTAGCGAGTTGATCAACCGTATCGCCCTGATCAACAGACTTCACAATTGGAGTTGTACCGTCTGTGCCAAGTGCTTGAATTTGTGGAGCGACTAATCCGCGCTCTTCTCGGAAGCCCATCTTACGAAGTCGAGCTTCAGAAGCTTCTTCAACAGACTTCTCGATGCCCTGTTCAAACGAAGCAAGCTGCTTGCGGAGGGAATCAAGTTCCTTCTGCATTGACTTCATTTCGTCGTCATCGTCATCATCGTCGTCTGCATCATCAGCCTTGTACTTCATGGCTTTTGTAGCGTCTTCATCCTCTTCGTTGTCGTCAGGGGTGTCAGCTTTGTCCATGTCGTCGTCCTCATCTTCGTCATCGTCATCGGCTTTAGCCATAGCTTGAATAGTGTTCTGTTGCTGTTCAATCTTTGATGAGATGTTAGCAGCAGACTCGGAATCGTCAGCCGTAGCTGCACTTCCTCCGGTAGTCTTTGCTTTTCGCTCGCCACCATTTACATCCATACCTTGATCAGCCTTTAGAATACCAGCAACCTCTGCTGCCAATTCCTTAACCAGTGCAGCTTTTTCAACCGCCTCTTCTGCGTCTGCTTCTTCTTCCTCTGCCTTTAGAAGCCGTGCATCCATTTTCTGGAGTACTTCGGCAACAGCAGAGAGAGCAAGGCCATTACCTTCTAATGCCTTCTCAATGCGTTCAAAATCCTCAGCCATAAGAGTTTCCTCCTGTATTTCCATTCCAGTTCTATTTTATCCTTGTACGGTTGGTCTAAGCCACCCCCGACCATACGAAAAAAACGTCGTAGTACATTTGTTCTAGACGTTTTATTATACTATTATTTTGTGAAAAACCTACGTATATTGTGATATTCGTATTTAATCCGTATTTCCACTCGTGGAACCACTCTCAAGTAAATGTAATATCTCATTTCGGTAGTCATACATAGGGACTTGGAGTAGCTTTTTAAGCTTCTCACATTGCGTTCCTTCAGGAATAGAAGCCTCTACTAAATCTAAAATCTTACCTACCATTCGTGAGTGCCTTTGCATCACGTATTCTTGTTCTTTACTTACCTTTGTTACGTCCATTACTTCCCCCCAGTTGTTTAATAATCTATCTAGTTAAGCCTACAACAGACATGAACTTACCTATTGTTCCGCTATCACTAAGCACTGTATCTATCGCTCTGGTCATAAAATTATCATCCGCAGTGTATGAAAAACTACTTGAGGTCTGAATATTTCCAGTCGCTCTAATAGGTCTTACCCCCATAGGTCTCATGTGTTCCTTAACCGTCGTTTGCTCACCTGAGGGTAAACGTCTTTGATGTTGCCTAACTACGTATTTATAATTAGGGTCTGTTTCAGAGTCACCCATAAGGTTTGATGCATAAGGAGCAGAATACCGTATAGTAGCACCGTCACCTGTATACGTTAAAGAGCCGCTTTCTTTTAATGCCCCGGAACGTACCGGGACAGTTTTCTGCGACTCATTAAAGATACGCCCTACAACTTCTTGTACGACAGTGAGAAGTGATTTTTTTAAGTTTGTAAGCTCCTGATCATCCATAGTATTTTTATTATACTATATTGCAGCCCCAAACTTCTGGGATTGTGGATGCAAACTGACTGTCAGAAGAATCAAATTTATCTAAACGTATAATTTCTTTACCTACATTCCCGTGTTCAGGATGCCAATAAGTAACTAAATGCTTAGGTGGGGAACTTACATGAAGTCTATTAGTGGTAAATTCGTCTGAGCCTTTCATAGTTCCACATATGTACAAGGCTCCTGTGCCAATATCTATCTCATCTATGCGGTGGAAATGCCCAATCATAACATCATCGAAGTGCTGTTTATCAGCCCATTCTTTATTCTGTTGTTGAAGACCACGCATTTGCCCGACCATTCTAGTAAAGCTAGCGGAACTACCGCCCCCAGAAATAGAATCACCATGCATAATTAAGACGTTCCGTCCTGCAACCTTAAAGATTGTACTGAAGTTTTTAGGGATATGGAACTCAATGTTTTTCTGTTTAGCACAAAAAGCAGCAACCCATTGATACATCATGTGATCCCAGTCCATGTACTTATCTTTAGCTGGAATTTTCCTAGTCATACGACCGTGGTTTCCCACAACCGCTACAACACGAATCTTATCAAAATGTTGAGCAAGCTTAGTGACCGCTTGACCAATTAAGAACGCTCCGTTCATCATCTGTTCCATGCAGTTTCCTATATTAGTCCTAGCTAATTCTTCATGGATATCCCCGCTAACCATATCACCAAGCATAGGGATGATTAATTCGTCTACATCTGCAATGTTGCGTCGGTAATTAGCCAATAAGATAACTTGCTCTACCCAACCATACAAACGTTTGTTAAAGATATCTAAATCGTAGGAGTTGATTCCCGTGGTTTGATCAAAAACAACACGGTCACCAACGTGAGTGTCGGTAAGGGGGGCAACCATTGTTTGAGGCTGGCTCCCCCTAATTGGCTGTTGCTTACTATTTTCTGTTAACTTCTTATAGTATGGTGACCGGCTTCTAATTTCAGGTAACGCTTTAGTATTATCTCTAATAGCCTCAATAATTAATTCTTTTTTACTGCTATCTTTGATAGAAGACTGGTACAGCTTCTTATAATATGCCGCCTCCGCCTTATATGTAGCTACCTTTTTGTCCTGTTTAACCTTCTCGTCAACCCAGAAGTTGGCATCATTTAGAACGTCATCTTCAGATTCCCACGGCGATTCTTCCGCTAACTCTGGGGCAAGTTCGTCTGCCATATTAGCCGCAGCTTCATCTATAATTAGATCAATTTCTGAATACCCCTCCCTGTCGTACCATCGTTGAATAGTACTGCGGTGTACGTCTATTCCATATTTTCCTGACAGCCAGTCCCTCAGCCCCGTCCACGTAGCCCCCGCTCTCCTCATCTTCACCAACATTGGTTTTAGTTGTTCTGGAATCGTCATCTATCCTCAGCTTTCTATATTCTAAATATATAACCATACCACACATTATACACGACAATTCCTCGTCGTCAAGTTTCAGGGTTCCTGAACATTTTGGACATGCGGTATCGTTTACTATGTTACTTCTATTCGGCACCCATTCTCCTCGCTTGACTCTTTAAAAACTTTTGGAACTCATACGCCGGTATTTCCATAGGGTGTTTGTATGCGTTCGGGGTTTTTAAAAGATTAAATATATATTTCGTAAACCACTTAAACTTACCCATTATCTCTTGATCTATTGCATGATATGTTTCATGTGCAAACATACCGAATTCATATACAGTTGCCTCAACGTCTCCATACTTACTTTGAAACTTCTCCATTACCACTGGGTAATTAGGGGTGTAGTAAATAGTTCCCCATATAGTTATACCTTCAGGTTTAGACGGAAGTTTCCCCGCAAGTTTACCCACTAGAGATTTTTTTACTACTGGTGGTAAATACTCCGGTCTGCCTTCCTCCGTAAAAATATTGGGGTACGTCCCAAATTCTTTATGTAGTTCCATTCTTAGGGTTTTTACCCACCCCACAGGAAATTTTTTTTCGTAGTCATAAGTTTTTGCCATGTTAGCCATCCAATCATAATAATTGTAAATGCTCTAACTTGTCTATAATTAACTGTTTCGATACGGCTCCAACGGTTCTGCCAAGATTTTCTCCATTTTTAAAGAAGAGTAACGTAGGAATACTCCGTACATCATATTGTACAGGAGTTTCATTATTGTGGTCTATATCAATCTTAGCAATTTGTATAGACTCTTTATATTCAGTATCTAGCTCCTCTAGTATTGGAGCTATTTGTTTACATGGGCTGCACCACTCTGCCCAAAAATCAATAATAACTGGTGCGGTTGTAGAAGAAATGTACTCTTTAAAATAAGCATCATCTATAGTTTGAATCATTATTTACCACTTTACCTTATCTGCATGTGATTTCTTCGCATGTTTAGGAGTGCGTTTAGGTTTATTATACCCAGAAAAAGTTTCTCCTGAGTACACAATATTTTTTAGTATTTCTATTGCATCGTTATAATCCATTATTTATTCTTTCCTATAGCCGAACCAGTTAGTAACGCCCCAAAGGATAGGTGGAACAACCCACCACCCTTGAGTGTAAATGGCTCGTGTTGACTTACTAGCTTCTTCAGATACTCCATTTGTACCATCGGGTCTTCTATCGCTTGTATATGCCCCATGTAATCAGCTAAGTCCAGCCCCATTCTTGCAATTCCGTAGTAAACCGGAACAACTATAAAGTCGTATATGCAAATCACCAAGTAGGTGATAAGGGCTGTCCATCGCCAATAATCTCGCATTGTTGCCTACTTGACTGAGATTGGAACTTCTGTGTTGCCTGTTAGCGTCGAGCCACTAATCTTCACAGTGTCCGCAATGATGAAGTCTGCTGAATCAATACCAGTACCAGAACCAATTTGGCTATTAGTTACCGTCACTGTTCCAGCCTTGATGTGGTCAAGCAGTACGGGGAAGCCATAGGAACTTACATTCTTGATATGCAGCTTACGGCATTGTGCGTTAGTCGCTGCGTCAATGTGAATTCGGTCATAGTCTGACCCGCTAATCTCTGGAATGTTTACAGTTCCACGAGTTGAGTTCAGTGTTACATCTACAATACCGTTCGCCAACGTCGGGCTGAATGAGTTACCGTCAGCCTTGTTGTTCTGTACGATTAGGTTGTAGACTTCAGCGTTGCTGATAGTCAGCGACGGAGCGGTAAGGTTGTCTATTAGAACCTCATCGCACTCAATCCATACCGAAGCCCCGCCCGTTGTTATTTCTAGCGAGTAGGTAATGCCTGTGGTTGCTCCGACTTCTAAATCGTCGATGATAATGTCCGATATTCTTGCACCACCGATGTTCAGCTTCAGCGTTTGAGTATCTGCGGCATCACTACCTTTGATATCCGTACCAATCCCAACATACTTATCCCCTGCTTCTACGGTATATTCAGCAGCCATAGGGAACTGTTTAGTTTGTTCTACACCCACAGCAGCGAAGGCAATAGCAATTACCACCACCAGTCCCGCTATGCTCAATGACACACCCGCCATCTTCTTAAATCGTCCGCCAACACTTACCCTAGTAATTACCTTAGGAATGGCGATACCTACATCAGGTATTCTTACCTGCATATTAAGTTTAGGTATGCGGAATTTAGGTAAACCTATCTTTTTATTCTTAATTACGAGTTTCATTCTTTCCCTCCAGAAGCATATGCTTTCAGAATTTCAGCCAAGCCCCCACTCACAGGGATACTTAACACAGCCAAAGCCAATAGTAACGGCTCAATATTATCTAAAGTTTCTGGGTTGCTAGTCGCTGACCAGATAATTCTTCCAGCTAAGACTAACCAAACAACGACAATCGGGAAGAATACTAATAGTGTTATAAGTTGCTGCCCAGTAAGAGTTACATCTTTACCACCAGCTTCAGTAATAACTTCGGTTAGTTTTTCTTCCTTTTTTTCGTCGCTTGCCACCTAATCCCCTTCCATTACCTTCATAGATAATGCAATGATACCACCAATTGTAGCCGTAGCTACGGGTTCTAAGTCCTTATGTATTGCCATTATTGTAATAGCTCCAAGAATTGCCAGCCCTAGTAGTACTTGAGGGCGCAAAGTTGCCATTGGAATAGCCATAATCTTCTCCTCGTCTAATATTTAGTACATTTTATTATACTAGAAAGGAGGGGATTTTCATAAAAATATCACAGAGTTACCGCTGATTTAATCAGGCTCAAATAAAGAGCGAACAATCGAATCAAAGGCGGGGTCGGTTTTCATTAAATCTCTTACAGGTGACTCTTCTGGGTAAGCCTCACTTAGTCTAAGCTCGGCACCAAAGTCAGCACCGGAAGACATTAGTTGAGCCTTAACGTCAGAGTCGTCCGATTTATCTCCTACATTTTTTGAATTAGTAGCATCTAAATTATCCATAAATTCCTCTTGTTCTAAAACAGCAGCCTCATCTAAATCACTTTCAGCTTCAACGAACTTAGGGTCACCCTCTTTTTCTTCAATTGTACGATCAGGGTCTAACGTAATAGGAGTCATATTAGTCACAGCCTTTTTTAAATGTTGTTCGGTATCAATATCGGGTACACCTTCTAGGATTTCCATACCTAAAGCTTGCCCAGCCCTGTGGTCACTTGGGTAATGTAACCCAGCACGAAGGCGGTTCTGCCCAATACTATCTGCTATTTTCATAAAACTTGCAGAATGCTCAGGGTATATTTTAGATAACACCCCCGCCATAACCGTTGCCTGTGTGGAATGCCCACTAGGGTAAGAAGGCGAGTACCCTCCCTCATTAGGGGTAGGTTTTATATCGCTAACCTGTGCCGGTCTTGGTCGGTTGAATTTAAACTTTACATGGTGAACAATTCTGTTTACGTCTTTATTTAAGTTATTTATATAACTTTCGTCTATACTCAACTCTTTCTCTTTTAGATAGTCTAAGAAAGGTTTAACATTATCACGATCTTCCTCTTCGATACTCTTTTCTGACTTTGAAGCATCTTCTTGATAATGTTTAATGGTTTTAATTTCCAACTTACCGTTCGGCGGGGAACTTAAAGAATCTAAGTACTCTTCTGGCTCCCTAGTTAAAACTTTATACTTACTATGTAATACATCTGTGTGGTGCTTGGTTGGGGTTCCCCATACGTCTGGGTTATTTTCCTGAGACATCTCTTTACGTAAATCTTTATCTAATGATTTATCTCTACGTGGGTCACCTTTTGGTGCGCCTCCATGCAAATCTATAGCTGATTTTGATCCGGGTTTCTTCACCCTATAGTGTGGAGTGAGGGCATGGCAGTTCGGGCATATCAACTCTAGGTTAGATTTAGTATTATCTCCATGATCGCCATTTATATGGTTTAACTCAAGGGGAACAACGGAACCTTTCCATTCCGAACATTTACATGCAGCACATTCTCTAGGGAACACTGCTTCCCGTATAATTCTACGCTTTAATTTATCCGATTGCATGGGGTATTTATTGGAAAAGTACTCCTCTAAGTCCCTAGCCTTTTCAATATCTTTCCCTTCGACAACTTGATTAATTTCAGGTTTAGGAGTCTTTTCTGAATTAAATAAAGAACACCATGTATCCTCATTTATATCACCTACAACTAAAAGACATTCACTTTCTTCAGCCTTAAAGAAGATACATGATTCACATTGAACGTCTTGGCTCGTTTCAAAGGGAGTAGCCTTACGGAACCCTGCTTGCTCTTGTGTAATCTTGCCTTCTTCACCAGAAGATTCAGTATCTAACGCTTTTGCGTAAGTTAACGCTCCTGCGTTATCGTCATCCCTCTTCTTCCAATCAATAATTTTTGGGCGGTGGCTTGTGTAAGATTCATTTGCAGGGTACTTTGTGTCTACTTTGTTCCTTAGGTTTGGGTCTTTCGCTCGATATTCTTTTGAGATATCTTGCAAGAGTTCTAAAGCAAACGCAGTAACGGGTGACTTAGAAAGACTTTTCTTTTGTGGGGAAAAATCTTCCATCCATGAAGAGAGTCTTTCTACTCCGGTACGTTTTTTAAACTTTTTCTTGTTTCGCTTAACTTGAGTACGGTAGTTTGCACTACTTTTTTCGGAACCTTTCCGCTTAGAACGCCTACCATACGTCGGTGTAAATACCCCAGAGTCTGAAGACGTGAATACACTGCCCGCCCCTGCGTCACCACCGAAACCTCCACCGCCTCCACCATCTTCTTTTTTTAAAGGTTTATTAGGCTCCTTAGAAACAGGAGCATCTAAACCGTGGAACTTCTCCACAACCCTACGTATATCCGTTGGCAACATATCAGGTTTATGTAAAGCAAGTTGTTTTATGGAATCAAGGTCGCCCTTACCAATACCGTCAAGAATTTGTTGAGTGTAAAAGTTAGATAGTATTATTTTTTTCTTCTGTTTATCCATAGTATTATCCTTTACCATACAGTAAATGCATTATATCTAAGTGGGCTTCCTTGGATATACTCCCGTCCGTATCATGGGTGGGCTTTGCGTCTTTTATACTTGTTGAGTCTTGACCACCCCATCCCTCCATAGTAGTGGGGCGAGGGTGTAGTTTAAATTGATCTTTAGTCTTTGCAGAAGATTCAGCAAACCCAATAGCTCCATAAGTATGGTAACCATTATCCCATACCTCAATACCGCCAACGGGTGGGATACTGGGTGCTTGTTTCGCATAACCATCTAAATAGGAACCATAACTTATAGATAATTCGTTCATTCTTTGGAGATTCTTTGAGCCTTCACCAGTAGCTAAAGTTCTCATTTCTCCTAACAAAGCCCGTGCTTTACTTGGACTTCCTTGACTCTGCCCTAAAGCCCACCTAGCAACATGGGGTGTTACGTCTCTATACCCATCAAAGGCGTGTTCTTCCCTGCTCCCTTTTCCTTCTGTAAATTCAGGGTCTGTATAAACATCCCGCCCCTTTAAGTCACTGTGGTATTTGTCTCCAATAATAGCTTTAGATAATAATTCTACAGGTGCTTCCTCAAATAATATTTTTGTGTTTTCATGAGCTTTTTGCTTAACCTCCGACGGGTCTAACTTTCGTATCTTAGCTTCTTGCTCCCAGTTCCGGTCTTTATCGTCTGTATGGGCTATTATGTTAATTACTCGCTTTTTAGCATTTATTGAATGTAAACTTTCGTGTACCATTGTGGACATAGCATCTATTTTTTCTTGAGGGGTGCCTGAAGAAAACGCCGCAAATACTTTAGGATTAGCATGGAATTCATTGTCTTTGATAACGTACTCAGCTATATCATTGTCATTTAAAACATCCATCACAGTTGATAAATAGGACGTTTCAGGGTTATCCAAATGGTCTTCGTATTGGCTCGTCCACGCCGCTTCAAACTGCTCAGTAGTGTTCCCTGAGTTGAGTTGGAAACCCTTAAAAGCAGCCTTGATTTTTTGTATTTGAGCAGTTTCCCATTCGCCTTCATCAGAAACATACGCCATGTCAGGGTCTATCTTAAAGTCCATATCATCAACTTTAAAACTCTGTGTCTTGAACGAATGGATTAAAGCATTTCCTATTTTCTGCCTTAGTTTAGATAATTGTTTATTTTTTTGACTATCTGCTTTTTCCTGTCGTTTATCCACATAAGCTTTACCTTCAGGTGTAGAGGTATGACTTAATTGTTCCTTCACATCACTAAATATGCTTTCTCTTAACTTAGCCTCTTTATCCCCTAGTGACTGCACGGTTTTAAACTCTGCTGAGTCAAAGCCTCCCCCAACCTCAAGATAGGTGTCAGTCGCCCCTGCCAATTCGTCGATTAACTCTC